ATATCTCAAGGGCGGGAAAAAAAGATACCGATAAAGAATTACAAGACCTCAAGAAGGCTCAGTGGTATCTTGAAAGAAGAATTCAAAATTTAGAAAATAATATAAGTGAATAATAGAATGAGTTTAATAGAAAAGATTGAAGATGTTACGGGACAAATTATAACCGGGAATTGTGTTGAGGTAATGAAGACATTCCCTGAAGGTAGTGTGGATTTAATTGTTTCGTCACCCCCATATAACGCCAACATCAAATATGATGTATATGACGATGGTTTGTCTATGGATGACTATTGGAAATTCACCATTGATTGGTTATCTGAGTCATTCAGGGTTCTTAAAGATGATGGAAGAATTGCGGTCAATGTTCCAATCGAAATGAATGTTCAAGAAAGAGGTGGTAGAATCCTATTTAACTCCGAGTTTTGGATGAGAATGAAAGAAGTTGGGTTCCAATTCTTCGGGATGGTGGATTTAACTGAGGATAGTCCTCATAGAGTTAGACAGACGGCTTGGGGTAGTTGGATGAGTAATAGTCAACCTTACATATATAACCCAAAGGAATGTGTAATATTATCATATAAAAATTCACCAAAAAAATTAACTAAAGGAGAATCTCAATGGAAAGGAACTCCGACCGAAGTTAAAGATGAAGAAGGGAATGTTAAAACAAAAATGTTTTATGAAGATGAGGATAAAAAAGAATTTATGAATTTGGTTTTTGGTAGATGGGAATATTTCGCCGATACCAAATCATTGACGAAAGCAACATTCAGTTTGGATATTCCATCGAAAGCAATTAAAATCTTAACATATAAGAATGACATCGTTCTTGACCCTTTCATGGGTAGTGGAACCACTGCAGTTGCCGCTGAAACATTAAATCGAAGATGGATTGGAATTGAGTTGAGTGAAAATTATACCAACATTGCGAAAGAAAGAGTCAAACCTTTTGTTGCGTCAAATCGACAATTAAAGTTGGATATATAATTAAAGGGGTCGAATTCGACCCCTTTTTTTATTTTATGGATATTTATTGTTAAAGTATTAAAAATGAAAGAAGAAATTATATTAAAATTAGTTCAAATACAAACACAATTTAAATTCTTACATTGGCAAACATCAAGTTATTCAAAACACAAAGCGTATGGTAAAATATATGATGCTTTAGGTGATTTAATTGATACTTTCGTTGAATCTATGATGGGTAAATACGGAAGACCTCAATTTGAATCTGAATTTTCAATAATGTTCCAAGACATAAGTTTTATTTCAATTCAAAAGTTTATGGATGGGATTACCGAATTTTTAGTTGCAATAACAGATGAATTAGATTCAAAATACGACACTGACTTACTTAACTTAAAAGATGAAATGTTAAGTGAAGTTAATAAATTAAAATACTTACTTACATTAAACTAATGGGAAAGAAAATTATAAGATTAACAGAAGGAGATTTGATGAGTATCGTCAAAAGAGTTATTTCAGAACAGAAAGAAAAACTATTCTTTGCACTAGACGATGATATAACCCAATTTGAAGGAATTATCGGAAAAGATGGTTATTTATATCCTTATACTGATACTTTTCAAGCATGGAAAATAGGGCCTATAAGTAAAGTTCCATATACTGGATATGCTATTGTTAGAATTGATAAAAGAAATGGGAAAGAAATAATAATGGTGTCAAATAAAAATTCAGATTCAAAGCAATTAGAGATGGTACCAAACTATACGGTTAAAAAAGTTAATTATAACTCAATTCCAAAAAAATAATAAAACTATGACAACCAAAAAAAATATACATGTCCTGGTTGAAAGTGGATTAAGAGCAATGCGTTCTCTCGCTGAGAGATACAAAAAGGCCGAAATCTACTTTCACCAGGACCTGTGACTTGACGGAGTAACCACCGCAATTGCGATGAAAAAATACCTTGAGGATAATGGTATTGATGTTGTTGGTTCACATATAATTCAATATGGTGATAAAGAGTTTGCGGTGAAGAAAAACGACGCGACTGGTGATATAATGCCAGTTTTAGTTGATTTTGCTAAGGGTAAACCAATGTTCGTTATTCACACAGACCATCATGATAGACAAGCGGGTGCTGAAGATACCAAATCAACATCATTCAGACCATCTCGTTCAAATGTTGAAACAATCTCACAAATAGTATCTCCGAAAGATATATTTCCCTCTTCAGACATTTTATTAATTAGCACTGTAGACTCTGCGGATTTTGCGAAGTATGATATCTCACCGGATGAAGTTGTAAATTATTTATTCAGAATCGATAAAGATAAGAGTTTACAAAAAAACAAAATGTTGCTTGGGTTAGTAATTAATAAACTAATACTAGCATTTAAAAACAAACCAGGGTTCATGGAGAATTTAGTCATGAAATCTAATCCATCTTTAATGTCAATATTGACAAATATTAAAGATTGGATGAAACAAACAAATGCTCCTGCTCCTGAGGAATTACAAAAGAATGCCGAAGCATACAAAGAAACAATGAAAGGATATCCTAAAGTTGAGGATAATATAATATTTCAATATGGTGGAGGCTCAATGATTAAGCCAGGTTCTTATGATAGATACACACCATTCAGAAACAACCCTGAAGCCGATTTCTTAATCATGGCTTGGCCATTAGGATTGGTTCAGGCATCTTGTAACCCTTTCAAAAAGGATAGAGAATTGAAAGGAGTTAATTTAGGTGAGATTGCTCAAGAAGTTTTGGGTAAATGGGAGGGTCAATTAAAAGAAAGAACCATTCCATTATCAACTATAAAATGGATTTCAGAATCATCAAAAGATTTTGGTCCTGAAAGTGTTGGGTTCACATTTAAGGATTTTAAAGCATTATATGGTGACAAATTCACAACGATTGAGAATGGAGAAGAAGTATTAGACCACATCCAAGAAATGATGGAAATACCATTCACTGAATTACCTGAAGAACACAAAGAAATGTTGGATAAGATTGGTGTTAACGCTTGGGATTTGATTCAAGCTAATAGCGGAGGACATAAGTGTATTACAAATATTTCAGGGTTGAATTATCTTGGAAGAGGTAAAAGACCACCTCAAGGTAAATACAAATATGATTCCGAGAAAGATGATTCTCCATCTGTTAAGTTCACCAAAATGATTGCAACTGAATTTGAGAGAAAGTTGAAAGAAAAGATTAAAGAATCAAAATAGGTATTCAACACTATCACCTGGTTCAATACCAAGTCTTTCACAAGCACCTCCATCGATTTCCAATACAATATTACCATTTCCACAATAACTTGAACATTCCTTACTATTACAAGGAGGACAATTGTGATGGATATTAACAATAACATTATTCTTAATGATGATGATGTCCAAATTTTGAATACAATTCCTCATCCAAAAACATTGTTTACTACCACCCATTAAAAATAATAGTCCATTAAAGGTCTTATCAAATTTCTTACCCATCATTCCAATATACTTGGACCTCTCGTCAATTAAGGTTTTAACCTTAAAGATATTGTCGTTAATTTTAACTTCCATAACTATAAATATAAAAATATTTGATTATATTATAAAAAAAAATTGGATTTTTCATAAACTATCGTATATTTATATTCTCATCCGTAAGGATATATACCCCCAACTTTATATCTCGCAAAAAAAATACGGACAAGATGAGAATTTTGTCTTAAATTTGCGGAACAAATGAGATGAGAATCTCAAAAACAACCCCACCGGTATCGAGTGTAAAAACAAAAATATTAGGTGGGGTATTTTTAACAAAGGTCTTGACAGATGAAAAAAATGTTGTATCTTTGTAGTCCAATTAGGAAATAAGTTCTTTGAATTAAAAAATATACAGCAGGCGGGGGGCATGGCGTTCCATGAGTCTCATAAACTCACATAGCTTGGTTCGATTCCAAGGCACTGCAACTAAAAAAACAAAGGTCTTGACAAATGAAAAAAATGTCTTATCTTTGTAAAACAATTCTGAAGAAGTTGAAAGAATTATTCAGAATAAAAATGTTAAAAAACAACAAAGGTCTTGACAAATGAAAAAAATGTCTTATCTTTGTAAAACAATTCGGGAATAACCGAAACGAGTTCTTTGAAAAATATTATTTATCCATCAGGTTAATTTGATTCTTCGGGATTATATTAACTTGAGAAACGATAATCGGCCGTATATGGTCGTTAAATAATCCTCGAAAGAGGGATAAAGTGAATCTGTTGTGTTAATAGGTTTGCGGCTTCGGGAACGGAGCTCGAGTATACAAGTCGGATATCATCCAACCTCGAGTATTGAGGGCAACGCTTTAAAGAAAGTGGTTGGGTGACCGGGCGATGTGGGTCGTCAGGTTGCGGAGGGAACTCTTATAAAAATAACCGATAGGAATTATGTGAAAAGTATGGTTATCCAACCATATCATTACGAGTTCCAATATTATAGTTGGCTTAAAATCGAAAGGTAAGATGAAGAACGAGTGGTGTCGCTATCATCCCTAAGGATGACCTACCAAGGTCTCTTTTTGAAGTAAACTTGAAATATGAAGGTAGGGATACCTTAAGGAGTAGTTTAGTATTCTGTCGTTCAAAAGATGACGGAGCTTACGGTGGACCACTACTTCTATCATCCACAACACAAAAACTTATAGTTTACAATGTTAATGTAAAAGTTATACTAAAAATCATAAGCACAAGTGTCCATCAGGTTTTGATGAAAGTCGCCTACATAGTCATGGGTTGTCCATGGCACACTAAAACCGCAAGTTGATGTGTATTTTTACCAAAAACCTCTAAGGGGTCGAACCCTGAGTCAGGTCGCAAGCTTGAAGAGAGTTGAGTAATGAAAGAGTAGTTAAAGCCTCAAGAAGTGATTGGTCTAACCAATCGGCGATGAGAATTACCATCCAAAAGATGTGTGGAAATGGAGGGAAACAATAATCCTTCTAAAGATTCTCAAAATAAGGTGTATTCTCAGCCTATATTTTTTATCGACGCTCCGGATACATATGAAAACAAAGCCTAACTAACCCTTCACCTATGTGAGGGGTTTTTTATTTTAAAAAAAATTAACAACTTCATAAAAATATTTCTTGGTAATTAGAAAAAAAGTATTATCTTTGTTGTCTAAATAAAAATATATGAATATACCATCTCACACTATCAAGATTCAACACGAGACATTCGGAGTATTGTTGAATGAAACTTTTGTAAATCAAACTCAATTCAAGTTATTCTTGAAAATGATTCAAGGTTGTATTGAGATGAAAGAGGATTTAACATTCTTCAATGGTGTTGAGTTCTTAATCCATATCCCACATAAACATTTGGTGAATTCTATAATCACAACAAATGTGGATAATTATACATTAGCAGAACATTTAATTACAAAATCTAAAATCGAAGCATTAGAAACAAATGGGTAAAATATTAAGTAATTTATTGAAAATAGCACTTGGTGCTGGTGTTGTCTATACCGCATATAAAGTTGGGCAAAGTAATGGTGAAAACAAAGAGTCGGATTTGTTAAAAGAAACGAGGGAGGACATTCATAATGAAATAGACTTCATAACAAATCTCATTAAAGAACACCAAGACGAACCAAATAAGACCCAAAAAAATCTTGACGATATGAGAGAATTGAGGGAACAATTATATGAATTAAGAAAGAAGTTAGAAAATTTGAAGTAAAAATATGATAACAATTGAAGAAATTATTAAATGGTCTAAACCACACCAATATAGTGGTGGTGAAGGTCGAATGACAAGATTTGGGGATGGTCGTGTTACCTTCTCAATTGTTGGAGGTGCAAGAGGATTGTATGGTGATTTTGTTGAGACTTTCGAAGTTGCGATTTTTAATACCGAAACTGGAGACTTTATAACTAATTTTTTCTATCCTGATGGTGGTGACGATATTATTAGTTATATGCCAGCAAAAAAAGTTGAAGAGTTAGTAAACTCTGTGATTAAAAGAGAAAATTTGAGTGTTGAACGATAGTTTCCAAGTTTAGTAAAACTTGGTGGTGGACGCTTGACTTTTATGTCAGCCCTTTAAGAGAGACTTCGGTCTCTCTTTTTTTTATATTTGTGAATCGAAGTGTATTATGATTCCTGTTTTGGCGTAAATATAATCTCTAAATTCATCTTGAATTTCATCTTCAATTTCACCAACCTCTCCCATATCACCCATATCCGCCTCATCCCATATGTCTGCCAATGTTGTATGAGTATCATCATTTATAGTTAAACGATTCTCACCCCAACTATAATGTATCCACACCTCCGTGATATCTTCTCCTTCACCTTCCACCAAATCAAAATCGTTAATAATAAGATGCATGTAATCACCATCACCGAGGTCTAATTTAAGTCCCGGACGATAAGTTAAACCTAATGACGAGAATACCTTCTCAATGAACTCTTGAGTTCCTTCCATTCCTATCTCTTCAGATAAGTTTGTGATAAAACTTTCTAATGGGTATGATGCCGCATTTGCAATGGTAATTGTGTCAGGATTTGTGTTTGGATATCCTGCTTTTTGTAATATCTTCAAAAAATTTTTTACTTCTATCATTATGATATATATCCACTAGTTAGTGAATTATCCATATTAAATATTTTTAATGTCTTTTGACCTGAAATGAATAATCTTGGATTATCATCATAAGATGTTGCATACATTTTATCCATTTCTAAATCATCATTAAGTCTTTCGTGGTTATTTTCAATACTTAAAATGATGTATCTTTCAAACCTATTTAAAAAATAATCATAAGTAAATGCGCCGTATGGTGTTCCTTCGCTTTGTTCACATGCGTCATTCATATCTTTATCCCAACACGCTATTGTGTATAGGTCATATTCGGACTCATCAGATATATATTCTCCATCTCCTTCGCAGTAATCACAAGTTTCATTTCCGGTTCCTTTACAGGTATAACATTGGAAACTACCTTGACCTGCACATCCATCACAAGTAACTTCACCACTAGCAGAGCATTCGTCACAATCTACCTCTTCACCATTCTTTTCAACTGTTCCATATCCGTTACAAGTTTCACAACTAACTGTTCCATCACCTTCACAGGTATCACAATCAACTTCTCCACCTCCACCACAAGTTTCACATTCCCATCCGCCATTTCCATTACACTCATTACAAGTCGCAATATGTTCTTTATCGGTGATTAACAATAAATCGGAGAATGCTAAATTGTTAAGTATCTTATCACCATAATCAAAATCCTTTGTATTCTTATAAGAATAAATGTATATCACTAATTTGATAATGTCTTCAGGTGAGAAATTACCAAAATAGTCTTTCTGTGGGATATATACATCTGAAAATGATGTGAAAGCTTCTTGAGGGTCTAAAAACTCTTTTTGTGGGAATAAGTCCACCAACTTGGTGGATAATTTTTTTATTTTATCATTCATATCTTGAAATTACCATTACACTAAATCCAAATTTATGAGTGTCATCTACAACATATTCAATTGTATCTATTCTTGGCTCTCCAATGTAAACTTCATCATCAATACTAAGTGATTTTAATTTGCCGTCAGGTTTTAAGATGTATGCTGAAGTAGCTGAATTAACTAAATCACTCACCTTATTCAAATCACCTGAAAAAGTTCTACTATCAACACTATCGATATTACCTTTGTAATTACATTGTATCATGATAAAATAACTATCAATTTCTGTTGGTTCTCCTCGAGTCATATTTAAATCCACATCAACGACGATATCGTCAAAATTTGGGTTTAATTCTTGGAATATTAAATATTCGAGTTTTGCTGCTAATTTTTTTCCATCCATAACTTATAAATATACACCACCTCCAACTTTAACCATTGAACGGATTTCTTCTTTGGTGTATTTTTTTGATAATGGGGTATCTGCCAAGTCTAAAGCGCCACCAACCGAAATTAAGTTTCCAAGGGATTCGATGTTACTTTCATATAAATCCAAATTACCACCAACCGAAATTAAGTTTCCAAGGGATTGAAGATTACTTCTATATAAATACAAATTATTTCCAACCGAAGTTAAGTTTCCAAGGGATTTAATCTTAGTTCCTTCCAAAAATAAATAACCTCCAACCGAAGTTAAGTTTCCAAGGGATTTTACCTTAATACCTCTTAAATCCAAATCACCTGTAATTTCATAAGGAGGAAAACCTCTCTTCTCCAGGAATTTCTGCAAATCGTCCCAATCATTATTAAACAATGCGAAAGGAATACTTAAAATCTCTTCCTCTTGTTCGGTCAATAATTTGTATTGGCGTTCGTTGATTATATACTTCATAATTTATAAATATACATTACCTCCAACTTTCACCATTTCTCTAATTTCTTCTTCAGTATATTTTTTTGATAATGGAGTTCCTTCCAAATCCAACCAACCTCCAACCGAAGTTAAGTTTCCAAGGGATTGAATATTAACACCATTTAAATCCAAATTACCTCCAACCGAAGTTAAGTTTCCAAGGGATTCGATTTTACTATAACTTAAATACAAACCACCTCCAACCGAAGTTAAGTTTCCAAGGGATTGAATTCTACTATCTTCCAAATCCAATTCATCCATAATTTTATAAGGAGGATTCCCTCCTTTTTCCAAGAATTTTTGTAATACTTCCCAATTATAATCAAACACCGCAAAAGGAATACTTAAAATCTCTTCCTCTTGTTCGGTTAACAATTTGTATTGACGTTCGTTGATTATATACTTCATAACTTATAAATAGGTTTAGTTTTCAAAAAAATATGATATATATTATTAAAACAAAAAGATTATGGTATTAAAAATAATAGTAACAGAGGAAGAGATTCAGAAATACCCAAATAACTACGAATTGGGTGAATTTATTAGACGCAAATATAACACACAATTGGATAGTGAGACCAAATGTCTTAAGTGTGGCAAAGACAAGTGCCGCATTGGTGAGGAAAATGAGGGATGTCTCAAAAAGAATCGAAATAGAGAGGAAAATTAAAAAATTATTTGGAAATTCGAAGGTTCTTTATTATATTCTTTTTATAAAAAATTTAGATTTATGGAAAATATTAAAGAAAAAGTAAGTGAAACATTCAAACAATTATCGATGTATATCATCATCTCCTTGAGTTTTGCCGTCGGCATATCAATCGGGTATTACTATGATGTAATTAAAACAAGTTTCTCCAATCAACTTTCAGTAACATCGGTGAAGAGAAATGAAGTTAAACTTGCAATTGATGAGAACAACAATCTGTTGGTAATCAAAAGAAAGGATGGTTCTTACACCGCATACGAGGATTCAGTAGGTTATACTATCTTCAATCTATATGCCAAAAATATTTGGGGTCAGGCTTCACCTAAAAACAATTCTAATTAATGATAACAAACGGATTTAAGTATCTTTATTTGTTGTTTGCGGTTGGAATTGTCTTGGTGGGATTCAATCTATCGGGAGAAATGAGTGATGGTGGAGGATATCACTTTGGAGATAAAAATCTCCACTCCACTTCACCATATAGTCTCCAAGTTTATACCTCAATTGAAAAATATTCAAAGATATACAATGTCCCAAAATACATTGCGTATAACATCGCATACCTTGAGACAACTTACCAAGGACCATTCGATTGGAGATACCATGGAAAATTAACATCATATGTTGGAGCCAAAGGACCGATGCAGATTATGCCGAAGACGGCGAATTGGATTACCGGAAAGAATATCACCCAAAAGGAACTCTTACATAATATTGACTTGAATGTTAAGATTTCAATGGAACTATTACATAAGTTGAGAAAACAATACAATGATTGGGGATTAATTTGTGGATACTATAACACCGGATACCCAAGAGTTAATGATTATGCCCGGTTTTGTGTTAATAATAAAGATTATCAAAAAAATTGGGTTGGATATTAAAAAAAATATATTAT